TAAAATGGCTACTATTGTTCAACGTGCTTTAGCTTCTGGAAGATCAGAAGAAGAAGGGTTTGGCATGACTGAAGAAGAAAAACAACAATTATTAAATGAAGTTAAAAATTTTAACTCTAAAAAATAAATGGGACTATATAAAACAGGAATAGCAGATTCTAATAGTGGAGCTAAAGTTTCATATAATTCATCTATTTTAGATATAAGAAATTCTCTTTTAACTATTCAAAATTATATTGTTCCTGCTAGAGTAATAGATATTGTTTTAGATGAAAATCATCCCTATTTTGATAGAGTAGGCCAGTATAATGGAATAGGAGCTATCTTTTATGAAAAAATTAACTCAGCAGGTTCTGCTACTTACACAGACTATGCTTTACCGTATAACCCCCAATCAAAGACATTTCCTTTAATCAATGAAATAGTCCTTATGATTTTACTTCCTAATCAAAATATAGGAGACGTTTCTACAAGTACATCATATTATTATCTTAATGCTGTTGGATTATGGAATCATCCACATCACAATGCTTATCCTAATTTATTTTCTTCTCCACTCACTCAACAAGATTATCCTTCTACTGGGGGAAGTAATATTAGAAGGGTTGAAGATGGTTCAACAGAAATTAATTTAAATAGTCCAAATAACCCAAGTCAAAATACTTTTGTTGAAGAAACTAACATAAGACCTTTATTACCTTTTATGGGAGATTCAATATATGAAGGTAGATATGGTCAAAGTATACGTTTTGGAAGTACTGCTAAAACAACTAGTGAAAATAAAAATAATTGGTCTGAAAGTGGAAAAAATGGTGATCCTATTACTATTTTAAGAAATGGACAATCTCCTACTTCAAATGATGATGGGTGGATTCCTATAACTGAAAATGTAAAAGATGATTTATCTTCTATTTATTTAACATCATACCAAAAATTACCTTTTAGTTTATCTAATGAAAATTTTATTTCATATAAAGATTTTCCTATTTTACCCTCTCAATTTACTAACCCTCAAATTATCCTTAATTCAGATAGAGTAATTTTAAATGCTAAAAAAGATAGTGTTTTAATAAGTGGACAAAAATCCATTGGTTTACTATCAAACGAAAGTATTAACATAGAATCAAAACAAGTTTATATTGATGGAAATGATATTAGGTTAGGATCTAAAAATGCTAAACAATCAGCTTTAAAAGGAGATGATACTATTGCTCTTTTAAAAAGTCTAGTTACTGAAGTTTCCAATTTATCTACAGTATTAAAAACTATTCAAATATGGCCTGGAGGTGTTCCATCTCCTGATCCTTCTATAGGTCCTGTTGCATCTCAAGCTGAAATTAATTTAGAAAAAATTAAAGCTCAATTAGATAATTTAAAATCTAACTTTATAAAATTAATTTAAAATGATAAGTGCTGTTAATCAAACAACTATTATAGGAGGTACATTAAATGGAGAGTATAAACCTTTAAATGAAATTAATTCTTCTATACAAAAAATAATTAATGAATTTGACGGACTAGTTTTAATTAGAGAAAAACTTTTACAAACAAGAACTGTAGGTACTTTATGGTACAAAGGACAAGTTTTATGTTTTACTGTTGAAGATGTAGTTAGAACTAAAAAACAAGATGATATAACAGCAATACCTGATAGTATTAAAAAAGATTTACCTATAGAAACATTCCCCCCAAGTGAATACTATGTTACTCTGGATGTAACAGGAAAGGAAAGCTTAACAAAAAATTATGTTAAATTCCCCAATGATAAAAGATCCAAATTCAGAAGCCCAGGAGTATTTGCTAGAGTAGGAACAGAACCAACTGCTGTTAATTTTGATTTTGATGGTTTAAAATTTGGAGGAATTAGAATTCATGCAGGTAGTAGTGAAAAATCTTCTTCAGGATGTATTATTGTTTCTAAAACAAGAAAAGTTGATGGTACATTAGAATCAGATCTTCAAGCATCTTTCAATATTACTAAGTTTATATATAATAATTTAGGTATAGGAAGTGGAAAGGCATATTCAAAAATGATAGTTATTAATGAATTTGAATTTCCCCCTCAACCTGTAGTTTCATCATCTGGTATTATAATAAATGAAAGTACAAATAAACCTATTGATGGTGTAACAGTTGAAACTATAGAAACACCTCCTCTATCACTTCCTCCTTTAAATCCTTCTCAATTACCTGAATCTGAAAATCCTTTTGGAATTTCTATTCCTAACGATAATAATCCATTTAATATATGATTACTTCAAATAATAAAGGAGAATTTACTACTGATTTAACCTCTTCTCTTCAAATTACCGGATCAAATAATATTACTAAATTATTGATTAAAGCTCCTGGATATGAATCATTAGAAGTAATTCCATATAAAGGAGATGGTACCCCTAAAGAAGATTTAGGAGTTATTAAATTAACTCCTATAACAACGGGTTTAGAACAAGATAAAATAGAATCATCTCAACTTACAAAAAACCAAATAGAAGAATTAACTAAAAATAAAAAAGACTTTAATTATTTTACTCAACAAAAATTAAATAACCAAATAAATAATATAAAGTCCCTTTTAATCCCCTCTATATTAACCTTAATATCTCAGTTTGGAATTACTAAAGTTACAAGTTTAACTAGTAAAAGTAAAAATGAAATAACAAACGAACTTAAAAAAAAATTAACTTGTCCTACTCAAGGTAATATAAATGGGATAATTAAAAAGAAAAATAATTTAGTAAAACAATTAAATAATACTTTAAAAGTAATTGATCTTACTACAAAATCTTTAGGTGTTACTACTAATACAATTAATCTTCTTAATCTTTTAGTTACCAACCAAAATAACCTTCTTTCAGCAATTCCTACTTCAACTGGAGTACCTGGAGTACCTGGAGTACCTATAGGAACTATTACTAAATTAGATGATTTTAAGGATAATAATAAAACATTAATAAGACAGTTAAGTAATATAAGTACTGGTATATTATCAATTTTAATTCTTTTAAGACAAGTTTTATCTCAAGCTATACAAATGTTAAATATATTAGATACTTTAGTTCAAGAATGTTATCCTAATGCTGAACAAGAACAATTAGCAACAGAGTTAACCTTATTAACTAATGAACAATCTCAAAATGTTCCTGTAGTAACAAATGTAAATGGTTTTGAAATGAGTGTTGAAACTGAAGTTACCGAAAAATCATTAAAAAGAAGAAGAGCTTTAGCTAAAAATAAACAAGGAGTAACAATTCTTAAAGGAGAGTGGTCTTTTAGCTCAATTGATCAGATATTAATAGATGAACTAGTATTTTATATTCAACAAAATAACCTAAAACCTGAATAATGTCCTATAGTCCTACCCAAGTAAACCCATATAATATACCTGAAGCAACATATCGTATGTTAACTCCTCCAACTTTACTCCTTCCAGATGGAGAATATTCCCTAACAAACACAGGAGAAGAGAAAAATATATTTTATATTTTTAATTCAGATGATAAATATACAGGTTATTGGGTATGGTTAGAAATTTTCGACAAAAATAATAATCCTATTGAATTACCCCCCGCTAATAAAGAAACAAAATATACTTTAAATGCTCTTAATGGTAAAGAATCAGTTAAAACTAAAAAAAAACAAAAAATAGTAATTGATAGGTTTCATATTTTAGTTCAAGTTTATAGTAGAAAACTTGACCAACGAGTATTAATAGATCGTTACCCAACATATCAATCTGCAGATAAATCAACTAATGAAGTAGTAGGAAAAATATCTTTTAGAAGCTGTTCGTTCATCGAAACAAATAGTTAAAGAAGCTTATAACCCTCCTCCTCGAACTGTAGAATCACCTTTTACTCAACCAACAATGGATTTGAGATCAAAATACATGGATGTGTTAGGAGAAACAGCTTTAAGTTTTACTTCAAACAATGTACAACAACCCTTTAAACCCCATTCATCAGACCCTATAAATGGAAATTTAGGTGCAGGAGAAGTAGGGATGGACCAAATAATGAATTTATTAAATAGTAAATAATGCCTATTAATCCTACATACATAGATCCCCTTAATTTAAATCCTAATATTGCTGTAGGAGTAAATATTCCTTTTAATGGTTCTTCTGTTTTTACTTCAAATTACACAACACAAGAAGCTATCAAAAATAATTTAATTAATTATTTTTTAACTGAACCGGGGGAAATTCCATTAAATCCATCTTTTGGGGGTGGGTTAAGATCATTTATTTTTAGTCAACTAGAAGAGGGAAATATAAGCGACTTAAAAAATAATATTTCTTTAAAATTATCCCAATATTTTCCTTCAGTTAATGTAATTTCTTTAGATGTTTTTGAAACTACTAATTCAACAAATTCTATAACTGTTAGTCTTAAATATTCATATCAAAACACTCAAAATAATATATTATTTAATTTTTAAATAAATGGCTAAAGTAAACAGAGACATAAAATACATAAACCGTGACTTTTCTGAATTCAGACAACGTTTAATAGAATATTCCCGAATATATTTTCCTAGCACATATAATGATTTTTCTCCAACATCCCCTGGTATGATGTTTATGGAACAAGCATCATATGTTGGGGATGTTTTAAGTTTTTATTTGGATAACCAATTTCAAGAAACTTTTCTACAATATGCTCAACAAACTAACAATATATTTGATTTAGCATATATGTTTGGATATAAGCCTAAAACTACAGGAGTAGCCCAAACTACTATAGATATTTACCAACAACTTCCTGCAAAAACTGTTAGTGGATCCATTATTCCTGATTATGATTATGCATTAATAATTAATGAAAATTCAACCATATCTTCCCAAAATGGTATTACTTTTCTTATTCAAGATAAAATTGATTTTTCAGTTTCAAGTTCTCAAGACCCAACAGAAGTTACAATATATCAAATCGCAGGAGATATCCCTCAATATTTTCTTCTTAAAAAAAGTAGACCAGCTATTTCAGCTACTATTAATACTCAAACATTTTCATTTAATGATCCTATTCCTTTTAATACTATTAATATAAATGCATCTAATATTATAAAAATATTAGATATATTTGATGCTGATGGAAATCAATGGTATGAAGTAGATCATTTAGGTCAAGAAATGGTTTTAGATTCAATTAAGAATACAAATATAAATGACCCAAATAAAGTTGATGAAGTTCCTTATTTATTAAGATTAAAAAAAGCAGCTAGAAGGTTTGCAACAAGATTTACTTCTTTACAAAATTTACAAATTCAATTCGGAGCAGGTTCACCTAATGATGTAACAGAAGAAATTATCCCAAATCCAAACAATGTAGGATTAGGACTTCCTTTTAAACAAGAAAAATTAACTTCTGCATATTCCCCTATAAATTTCTTATATACTGGAACTTATGGGATAGCACCTTCAAACACTTCTTTAACAATAAGATATTTAACAGGAGGTGGAGTTAATTCTAATATAGCAGCAGGAACATTAACTAATTTAAATACAAACCTAGTAAATTTTACCCAAAATAACCTAAACCCAGTAACATCACAGTATGTATTTAATTCTCTTGTAGCACAGAATTTTGATGCAGCTACTGGAGGAAAAGGAGGAGATACTTTAGAAGAAATAAGACAAAATACTTTATCATCAGTTTCATCCCAAAAACGTTCAGTTACAGCAGATGATTATTTAATTAGAGCATTAAGTATGCCTTCTGATTATGGTGCTATATCAAAAGCTTATATTGAACAACCTAAATTAACAGATAATCAAGTATCAACTATTGAAACTTTAAATTTATATGTTTTATCATTAAATAGTGAAGGTAAATTAAATTATGCTAGTTCTACATTAAAAAATAATTTAAGAACATATCTTTCTCAATATAGAATGATTGGTGATAATATTGAAATTAGAGATGCATTTATAATTAATATAGGTGTTCATTTTGAAATTATTGTTCTTCCTGAATATAACAATAATGAAGTACTTTTAAAATGTATTGATGAATTAAAACTTTATTTTGATACTTCAAAATGGCAGTTAAATCAACCGATACTATTAAAAGATTTATATATAATGCTTGATAAAGTTAAAGGAGTTCAAACTGTTAAAAATATCATGATTAAAAATCTTGCTGGAACTTCTTTAGGATATTCCCAATATGCTTATGATATAAATGCAGCTACCCAAAACCAAATAATTTATCCTTCATTAGATCCTAGTATTTTTGAATTAAGATATCCTGATACTGATATAAAAGGTAAAGTAGTTCCTTTATAATTGCATATTTATAATAAAATATTATAAATGGCTGTTTATAAAATTTTCCCTACACAGGATACTACCTTATATTCTTCTTACCCTTTAATGAA